GATATGAATTCTCAGAGAAAAGTGGGAAAGAGTTTTCGTCGAATTGAGCTCTGGCAACGCTTAATGAATTCTTATTTCCGCTCAAATCTTTCAAACTATTAGCAGATTTTCTGATGTTTCGAGTATATTGTGTCCTACGCGCTACCCCTTTAAAGTTTGGATTATTTTTTTCCAATTGCGGGTTTTTATAAAGAATATAACCTGATGAATACTGAGAAGTTGTCGCCCCTTCACTTGGCCAAAAATAAGCAGTATGGTGTAAGGATTTTTTTATCACCCCGCTAGTTCCAGCTGTCCCTGAGGTACCTGACGTACCGGAGGTTCCTGAAGTAGCCTCCGGAACAGCCTGAATACTGGGCTTAACAAATATAGATACCACCTGCCAAGTGCCTTTTTTGGAAAAATCATAGTAGCCATAAAATTTAGACTGATCTGTAGCTTTGATTGATATAACAGACCATTTAGATTTAGTAGTCCTATTATGAGTCTTAGAAACAAAAACTTCACATGAAAACGTATACTCTGATCCTATATCCAAATAAAGATCATTATAACCAGAGCCATTGAAAGTATGCATTCCATGCAACGTATTACTAGGAGAATCTGGGTAAGTATATCTATAAACAACGTCACTGTAGGACATACTACCGGGAGACAAAGACTTATACATCCCTTGTTGATGGGGGTCTTTATCTTTATATATCCTATAGAATCTATTCCCGCTACCTCCCAAATGAGCAGAAAAAGCAGTATAATCTTCTGCTACCGGTAATAAGTTTTTTGTTGGTTCGCCGGGATAGCTTTTGTGATAAAGTTCATCGACATGCATTATCAAACCTTCAGTACGTTTTCTAATTTGTCCGTTGCTTACTGGCATTATGGTATCACCCCGCTATATTGAAATGAGCCTACTATAAGATTCTGTCTTACGTTATCTCCGCTCTGAGGATACCTAAGGAAAGTGGTCATTGACTGATGCGCTGCACCAGCTTCTGTAATTCCACTAACCAAACAATATATATTTATACCACTTTGATAGGTGGTAACTTCATCATGGTCGCCTACTCTTTCAAGCTCTACTGACTGCTTAAACCTAGGAGTTTTTTCGAAAAATACCGTCCCTGACACAGACTCACTTTCATTCCTTTTAGATAGATAGTCTTCTTCTACGTGGTCCCTTAAATCTGTGTTAAGGTTTGATATCTTGGTGTTTAGAGCCCCACTAGTAGTATCTACAAAACCAGTAACAAACCCACTTACCCCAGCACCACTCGCTCCTGTTATGAGGAGAGAAAGGTCTTGGCCTGTTTGCAATAAATCTACCCCACTAAGCGTATCTATGTCAGCTTGATTCTCTAAGCTAAGAGCCTTAGTTGAGACGTATAACCCACTCAGTTCCTCGTGTCTGCCGCTTATATAACTAACATCAGATTTTAGCGATGTTTGAATTGAAGCTGTATACCCACTTAAAGCAACACCAGACTCACCTACTCGAGTGGATAATATACCACTTACTGAATCTATGTAACCGGAAATATCTCCGCTTACAGCGTCTATATAACCAGAGTGAGCAAAGTCAGCAGGGTTACCTGTATATGGATAGAAACCGGAAGTATTCGAAGAGCTCCCGGATATATTAGTGGTGAAATAATCCTGTAGTCCAGCTAGGTCTAATTGGCCTGTCTTGATGGTCGAATGCGACATACAGACATAATTACACCTTATCTGCCTTCAGCTAGAATAGATCTGGCTTTACCGGAAACTTCTTTTCCTTTGGCGGCTTTAGATTTTGGTTTATTGTATGAGAGAACATACTTTTTAAATTCTCTAATTAGTCTAGTGGTGAGAAGCTCCCTGTTATCTATAGGAAGAATACCCATTTTAACAGCATGGGAATGTAGATCACTTCTATTTAAGCCTTTAATTGAGCCCAAATATTTCTCTTCATCTTGGGTGCCGTATCTACCGAGCCCCGTATCACCCCATATTTGATCTAGCGAAGTCTTCTCGAATGACTCTTTTTCCTCCATCGCATGAGTCTGAGTCATTTCTGTCACTTTTACCCTTGTTTTAGCTTGTGTTTTCACATTAGCTTTCCTTGTGTTTTTACGCTTAGCCGTTGTTTTTTTCTTTGCAGCCATAACTTTATCCTTTTCCCGTTATACATACTTTTACACAAAACCACCTAATAAAAGAATAAAAAAAGCCCCCTCCGAAAAGGGGGCTTTGCAATATTTTTTAGTTATATTAAACCGCTAAACCAACAACCGCACGGGCGTCAATACAAACTCTTCCCTCTTCCAAGGAACCATAGAAACCAATTCTCTCATTTCTCTGAGTAAACTGATCATCCGGCACCGTGGTGAAAGTAGATCCTGCAGCACTCTCGTCCTGAGCAACAGCGCGAATAAACGCACCCTTACTATTGTCAACGCCTACAAGGATCTCATGAGTTCCGCCAGTAAAAGCAATAGCTGTACCAGCAGTAGAACCATGAGGAGCGATGTTGCCTGTATCGAACTCGTCAAACAGAGTGTTATACTTCTGATTGATACCGAGCTCGTTTAGCTCAACGATATTCACACCGTAAATCTCCTGCATACCGGCCTGATTAAACACGTCAGTACGAATACTATCAGGCAACGGAATAGAACTCACTCCGGAAGTCGCCTGTCTTGTGTTCATCGGTTGATAAGCAAAAGCGCGAATCTGCTCCTTGATCTCAGGGCTGACATACAAGTCAGTAACTCCCGAGCTGTAAGGGGCATCAGCCGTACCGCCTGCCCAAGATTGATTGATTCTCTTATTGAGAGTCATCAACTTGTTAAGGTCAGCAAGCTGGAATACGTTGGTGTTATACGCTGGAATGACATGGGAGCCAGCAGCCAGAGACGTAACTCCAACGGAGCTAGCAGTCACATGGCTTGTGCTCGCTTTAGCCAAAGCGTAAAGAGCCACTGCCCAAGCATTTCTTTCCTGCTTGAGAAGCACTTCCTGAGCCATACGCTCAATAAGCTTGCTGACAACATCCAGCCGAGCCTGTCTTGCGTATTTCTTGGTGATCGAAACAGCTGTATCTAAACGATAAGTAGCAATCTTCAACTCTTGAATCGCAGAAACGTCCTGTGAGGTCGGAAGACCACCAGCGACATTCTGTGACCATACGCTAACGTAACCATCATTGGTTTCGTTATAGTACAAGTCGAGAGGATAGCTTGCGCCCTCGTCCTGATTGAACGGAGCATCGGTATAAATAGCACCTGCCGTAGCGGCCTGCTGCAAAACCTTCTGGACCACAGGGCCTAGAAAAGCCGCGAATGCCTCAGAGGCTTCACGTGCAACAAGCTGATTTTTGGAACCCATCGCTTTGATGAGTTCAACCTGTTCTGGGGTATTTTTTAACTTAAGTCTCATAATATTTTATCCTTTTCTTAGAGATCAATTTTCAATAGGATGAAACCGTCTTCGTCAACAGCTCCAAGAGCTTTACCAACTTGAATCTGTGAAACACCGCCCGTGCTCTCAGTAGCAGCAGAACTCAGATCACCCTGACGAAGCATGTCAGCATAAACCTTAGCACCAGCCGTAACGCTGTCAGCGCCACCGCTAGTCAAGTTCCCACTATAAAGAACAATACCTTTGGTCAAGACAGGAATTGCCTGACCGCTTATCACAGCCTGCATTTCAGCGGCCTTGCGCGGATGGTACACTAACTTCTCACCATTTTCGTCGACTTCAGCGACATCCCAAATGGTTAAACCGAGAGGTTGTGAACCGGAAGCACAAGGTTCCACTGTTGCAGCTGCGCCGTAACGGAATGAAACCGTGTTCGAATACGTAGCACCGGGGTTACCGATACCAGTCTTATTGACAGGGTCGTCAGTATTTTTCCAGCCATTCTTGACAGAGACTAATAGACCCTTATTGACCTTAGCGCCATCGGCTTTAAGGGCAGAGTAAGAATCCATGGTATCTCCATCATCATCTTTGAAGCTGAAAAGATTTACGACGTCTGTCTCGGCGTGTTGCCTAAAAGGCTTCAGCCGTTGTGTGTTTTTTACAAACGTTGCCATAATTTTTTATTTCCTAATTTTTGTATATTAATATTTAATATCAAATTGTTCGACACTAAAAGCGTCTTTATACTTATCGTATGTAGAAGCCTCAGAAGCCTGTGTTGACGCAGGAACTACTTCGCTATCCTCTTCTCCTCTATCGATGGCGTCTTCAACAACATCATCTCCAGAAGCTTTGGATTCCTCAGCGGATTTTTCCTCTACCTCAGCACTCTTCTGCTCTTCCTCTTTCTTAGCCAAGACTTCTCTTGACTTTTCCCTAAGCAAAACATTCATTCTCTTCGAGAAGGACTCCCATCCCTCTTCATCAAGAGACTTGACCTGCTCAGCAAGAACTTGGCGATCTTCGTCTTCCAAAACGAAAGACTCATCCAAGGAAGCCATTCTCTGATTGAATAGCGCCTCAGCTTCTCTCTCTGTTTTTTCGACTTCAAGACTACCTAGTTTTTCTGTGACAGAATCTAGTTCAGCTCTGATTTTATCGCTATCTGCCGAAACAGATGCGATTTTCTCCTGTGCATCTTTGAGAGCTTCCTCCGCCTTAATTTGTTCGGCTGAGAATCTCTCGGATGCTTCCTTGAGTTCCGATTCAATGAAATCAGAAACAGCCGAGGCAGAAAGCTCCTTCAAAGACTCATTAGTGATGTCCTTAATACTTTCGATTTTCATAATTTGTTCCTCGTTTTGGATTATTACATTATTTTCTTGTTTTTGTGAAGTTTTATTGTCTTCAGCAAAAGTGTTTTCTTCTATTAGTTCTTGGGCTTCTAGCTCTTCATCGGTATCTGCTGTGGATACGCCCTTAACATCTGCAGCTGGACTCTCTGTAAGACCAATCCCTAGTGGCACGACATTACCAATTACCTTCCTATATACGAATTTACCGTCCTTAGTTTTACCATCTCCCCCTAGGGCTTTTAAGTTGTCTTCTAAGGCTTTAATTTCTACTTCGTTTTCTATAGTAGTTCCGTTCTCAATGTTTTTGTCGTTACCTTCTAGGAGAACCAAGTTGTAGTCAGCAAAACCTAATTCCCAACTCGCGCTGACTTTCATATATTCCTCACTACTGGGATCAGCTGAGTCTTCTATTAGGCTAGCTACTCTTTCGTTTACAACTCTCCAAATAACTCCCCCCAAGGTCACGTTAAAAGGACCTTCAAGTTCTGTTACCTCCTCTTCTGTCAGGGCTTTGTCTGTCCCAAACTCAGAGAAGCCAGCAGTTAAAATAGTCCCAATTACCTTGTCTCTGTTATGCTCTATATTTATGGGTTTATTTTTAAAATCTTTATAAAAAGAGAGAGCTGTTTCTGTATCCACAACGTCACCATTCCTGTTAACCCTATTAGCAACAAAAGCATTAAAAGCTATTGGCAATAAATCAACTTGTTTATCGGTATCTATTTCTGGTACAAATTGGGCAATTTCAATGGCGGAAGCCAAAGCTAAATACTTATCCCTTTCCTCAGAGACTATCGGCTTAATTTCAGAGCTAAAAATAGTTGAGTATTTCATTTTACTTAACATAATAATTTATAGTAACATTTCCAGCGCTGCTAAAAACAGCTGCACTAGTAGCAACAGGAAGACCAGAAGAAAAATTACTCACACCAGCGGGCATATAAGCTAGAACAGTCCCGGCACCCGATAGTGTGCTTATGGTCGTCGCAGCAGAAGCGAGTATGTCAGTTATGACGATAGTATCGCCCGTGACAGCTGCTATCACCGCGCCTGCCCCTGTTTTGCTGGCTGTTTTATGAGTGGGTACTTGCCCTTTGGGATTTGAGGATCTTGCCATAATGTTTTTTAATTAATTATATTGTCGAGCCAGTTGGACGCTTCAGCTCTTACTTCTTCTTCTGTTTCTAAATACACGTCGTCCACGTCTCTAAAATCATAATCACTAAGATAATGACTTCTTTCGCGTTCTGCCAGAAGGATATCCTCTTCGTCGGGATAAAAATTATTAGAAATATCCAATTGTGACGGATTCTCACTACCGGCGCAATCTTCCATTATGAGTCCTTCGAGGCTCTCTTTCGCCGAGACCTCCTGAACTTTAGTAGACTTTATTCCATCCCCCCTCATCATCTTCAAAAACATATTCACTCTGGCTAAAGCCCAAATGGTCTTATTAGAGTTTTCGTTTTCCCCAGCTCCCCTTTTGAAAACATGTTTAAGTTGATTAAGGGTCACTAACCTTTCGTTCTCTAGATTATGTTTTTCGGTTTTACCTTTAAGGAGCTCTATGACCTTAGAGGAGAATTCGATAGCTTCTGATAGCCTTTTCTCTGAACCATGAATAGAGACTTCAGCCCCGGGTTGATTCCCAGAAGCGAAGTCAACTTCCAGCCCCTGCATTTCTGTATACGAAGACATATTAAGCTACCTAAGGATTTATACACTTATTTTTAAAAAACTTATAAAATAAATAAAAACCCCCATAAAAAATATGGGGGTTTTTTAAATAGGAAAAAACCAACACTATGAATTAGAACGGAACACCGTCCGAATTATCGTCAGCCACCTCAGCATTAGCCGGATCCAGAGATCCAGAAGCATTGATTGTGCCGGATTGATAATACTTGAAATTAACTGTGTAGGCTCTAGTATAAGTATTGACAATTCCCGTACTATCAGATATTGTCGTATTAGAAAGGCCTAGATCTCCTCTAGTAACTGTCATGCTACTGAGACCTGAAGATTGAGCAACACCCGAAGTATAAGCTCTGTACGCGCCATCAAGAACAGCATTCACGAATTTCTGCGCGCCGCCATTGACTTCGTTACCGTCAGTATCGAATAAGTCTCCAGAAGTCAAGCTGTATCGCTCTTCTGTAGGGTCACCTATAATATTCAATGGGCCATGAGTCAACTCACTACCAGCAAAAGTTGCTAGAGTATCTCCATGCAGAGGGAACACGATACCTGTGACCGCGCCACCGTTGATGAGGCCAGCGTGGATTGGATCGTCTCCGTTACTTGCGTGAGCTGTCGCATCGGCATGCACCATAAATTTTATTTTGCCCCCTCCTGTGCCGCTTGTCAGTTGCGAGAGTGGGCTCCCGTGCTTGCTTATTATAAAAGCTGTGTCTGTATTGAGTCCTATTGCCATTTTAAATTTCTCCTATTATATACAATCAATTACATTGTTTTTTTAGTTTTTGGAAATATTATTTTTGAGGTGTTTTATCTAAATCTCCCAATTTCATCAACTCGTCAAGTTTTTCTTGAGGAGTCGATATTCCACCTATAATTGTGAATACGGTGAGATTTTCCTTATCTCCGCTATATATACCCCTATGCACCACACTGCCCGAACTCAATATTCTGGTCAACTGGTCAAAAGCTTGATCCAGATTGGATTGAGGAACAGTGTCAAGGACCTCTTTTCCTCCGATTAAGATGGCTCCCGCTATATTGCCAGTAGAGATATCTATGCCTCCCGACATACTGCCGCTTAGGGCTATGCTTCTCACAGCTCTAGAAATATTGATTGGATCTTTCCAGTCCTGAACCGGAGTGGCTCCGAAAATGACGATACCAGAATCTAGAACACTTTTATAATCGCTAGAATCAAAAGACGAATAAGAACTGTCTTTCGAAGCAGTCATATTGAACAGATGGAAAACTCCAGCCATACTCATATTAGCCGTCTGCCAAAAATTAGAGACAGAAACATTAGAGTATATCTTGCTAGTTTTTTCGTTATCTATAATTACCAAAGGGGAGACGATTCCTTTCTTAACCAAATCGCACGCATCCTTAAGCGTCTCATAGGCGTTAGCATTAACCTTCCTGCCTTCTGAGTATTTTGGCAGAGCTAAAATAACCCCAACCTTTTTACTGTCGGAACCAATAGACTCATGAAGCTCCCTACAGGTTTCAACCAGAGGAACTAAAATACCCGCTCCCGAGCCTCCCCCGGCCCCAGCACAAACAAATACTCTGTCTACATCATCGCCGAAAGATCGACGCATAAAATCTAAAACATCATCTCTTCTTTCTTTAAAACATTTTTCAGCTACGGCCCTATCTTTACCAGCTCCTCCTGAACCTATGCAAAGCTTGTTTTCTACATTGATGCTATTCAAATCTTGCTCAGCCGTATTGAGAACACCTATTTTCCTATAACCTAACTTATGAAAAGTTTCAGCTATTCTGGATCCCCCTTGACCGGCTCCGACAAAAGCAAACTTAAAAGCTCCATCAATTTTATCTTCTATTTCTTCTGCTTTTTCTTCAGGCTCTGGGGGTAGGGGAATATCCGGTACAATTATATCTATTGTATTTGCTCCCATGTACTGACTAACGTCTTGTATATTTTCTTGATTCTCGCTCATTTTTTTTTAAATCTTGCTTACGTACAGTAAACTTGCTAAGTAATCGTCCACTTGATGTTCGTAAGCTATATTTTGAATTTCTTTTACTCTATCGCTATTAGTGTCTATAGGGTTATTTACATATTCCTCACTTTTATCCAACCATTTTTCCACTGGTTCATTAGCCATCACTACCTTGCACACTTCTTCCGAAAGGTTTCTAATTTTATTAGTCACTCTTTTGTTTTCGTATTTGAGTTTCAGCTGCTCTTGAACCTGAGATTCTAGCTTTTCCGCCAAAGATAAATTTTGTTTTATTCTTTCAACACTGAACTTAATAGAGCCCGAAGTATTTTCTCCTACCGGTGTTACTTTTTTAGTTGTTTGGGGAGCCTTCGAACCGCTAGGTCTGCCTTCCTCTTCCTTTTCTTGGTTCCCGCCTATCAGGGGAGCATAATAACCTTCATCCCTCATCTCCTTAAACCTTTTCTGAGATTCTAAAGATTCCTCTGGCTCTGGTAGTCTGCCCGAATCAATAGCTTCTAAACCTTCCTCAGCTGTGAGGACACCATACTGGATGAGTTGAGCAACGACCCTATTCCAAGTCGTCTTGTCCTTAAGCTCTATCTCTTGGAAATTGGCTCTTGGGTAATTTTTGAAACCCAAAGACTTGCAAATTCTTTTTATCTCGGGGCTTAGAAATTGATTAACAAAAGCTTCTCTACCTTGCTTCAGTCTTTCTATAAAAACCTGAATCTTAATGCTAGTATTAGCAAACTTATCGTCGCCAATTAAAATATTATTTAGACCCATTTGTATATCGTCATTAACCACTTGGTATTTTTTAGGATCAAGAATGCTGGCTATATCTGGTATAACAAATTTTGCTTGGGTTGTGTAGTCCGAAACTAAAACTTTTCCAACAGATTGATTTTCGAAAAGCTTCTGCATAGTTTCTATACTTCTTTGATTAACATTCAAACTCCCATCTTTTAACTCCGCCCCCATGGTGATCAACAGTATAGCCTGATTCGTAGTTCTCGTCAAGGCCATATCCATTTTTTTCATTTCAGATTTCCAGTTGATGTCTTCTAGAACTGGAAAGCCCATAGGGACAGCGAAAGGTTCATAATCCTGCTTTTTGTAAAAGACCGGAGTGACCTTGCCCGGCTCCAATTTTATAGTTACTATTCCTACATTTCGAGCCTTAAGAGCTTTTTTCGTTTCCGGGTCTAAAGAATCGTATACTTGCTGGTCTTCTTCGCTTTGGGGATTCTTCAATCTTTCGAGTTCATAGTCACTCAAAACTTTATAATATACCCCATCGAAGAAAGATATATTTCCTGACATTTGAATATCAGCAGGGTTTAGGATTATATATCTAGAAGGCAAAGTATTATCTTCGTCGACAGCCTTCAGGGAATTCGCTCCATAGGTCTTAGTGATTTTTCTTACGTCTTCCGGCTTTATTTTTGTATCGAATCTATGAACAAAAACATTGCCCGACCTGTAATATTCTCTGAAGAATTTATCTATAAAGGTTTGTAAATCTATTTTTCTGAACAAAGCATTCAAAAAATCTCTTGACTTCTTGCTACCACCTGTAAAGTAAACTTTTGTAGCAGAAAATTCCGTCATTAAATCTATAACATTTCTAAATACTGAAAAATTGTAATAAGCCTTTTGACAAAGGACAACAACGTCTCTCACGTCCAAGGAGCTCTTATTGTTGATCCCTTTAGAATACTTGTATGGCACTAAACCATTATCAATATTTTCATACCTATTAGTCCTTTCGATTTGACCACCAACGTTCCTTCTTGTTCTGGTGGACTGATCAGTGGTGGTATATGGAGAGGAAGCGAAGCTCGTCATCATTGGCTGTACATCTTCTTTTTTGTTGCTTGTCTTCTTTGTCATTTTTTATATTATCATTAAATGTCTACCTATTCCTACCGACCCTCCGCTTGTAAAAAGCGTTCCGTCAGGTAACCCCCCTGTATGAGGATGTATAGGTAAACCGTCCAAAATCATAAGTCCACCAGATATTCCACTAACGGTCATTAAATCATTTATTGTTATGTCTCCGCTTAAATGAATATTCGAACCGCTGAAATAAGATCTGTAATTTCCAAGGTAGACTTGCTGACCACTGATATTTAAGGGGTTTGTTCCATATGGACCAAAATTTATCCTATCGTCATCATATATATCCAGTAAAGGTAAACCAGCTTTATCCGTTACAGAAAATACAGGAGCATCAGATTCGTACCCCGGAGTTAAAGTAAGAAGGGCTCCGCTAACATCATCAAATGTTGAAGACTTATCAGCGTTGACTCTAAGGATAACGCCCCCATCTCCCAAATCCAGCTGAGAGGTCTTAATTCCCGCACTGAAAGTTTTCTTAGCCGAGAAATTCGTAGAAGAGTCAGCTAGTACATTTGATATCGAAGTGCTTAGAGCTGATCCTGTTGCGTTCAAGCTAGTTTTGATATCCCCGCTAGATGTAGATACGAAACCAGTAAGCTCTGGCTTTCCAACTAGTTTCATCCAACCTTCTTTATCAGTTGTATTCCCTGTTGCCAAAAAGAGACCTTGCGTATCGTTATGTCCGGAAGAAAACGCTAAAGCTCCAGAAGCCGCAGAAACGGAAAAATCTCCTGAACCAGTATGGTAAAAGCTACCTGACTTCAAAAATTCGCCACTAGTATTCGAAAACTGATCCGATATCAAAGTAATTTGACCAGAAAGATATCCGCTAGCACCAGTAGCAAAAGACTCAGCGTGTCCAGATACGCTCTCGCTCTTCGAAAATAAAAGCGTTCCGCTCGCATCCAAAGCGCCACTAACAGCAGCCACCTCAGTAGTTGTATATCCAGATAATACTCCACTATGTCCAGTAAAATTGTCGGTCTGTAGAAAATTGAGTGGATTACTGTATGCATAAAAACCGCTAGGACTAGATATGGTGCCCGAGGTCTTCTTGTGGAAAAACTCTACAAAGGAGTCTTTGTCGAGTTGGCCAGATGTAATTTTACTTGCCATAAGAACTTATTTAGGGTTAGTTACACTTAAAAAATCATAACAGGATCGAAAGTCTCCTTATTATTACTAGTTTCGGTGTTAGTTATGTCGTTATACAGCTTAAGGCCCCAGTTCGCCAACATTAATGCCGAATAATTATCTTTTCTGGCTTTATTCGGAGAGGTGGATCTTTTAAGGTGTTGAGGAAGGTCAAAATTCTGCGCTCCTCGCGGTGTAGCCTTGTGTTCTACTAGACTACATTGTTTTTTTGTTTGATAAATCATGTCATCTTGATGCTCTATGAAATCCAGCATAGTCCAATCCTTTCTGTCTCCTGTAAAAATTATTTTCTTAGGATAGGGAAGTCTAAGAGTACTCGTCCTGCTAAAAAAGGTTTCATTGGAAGCGGTCCTCGAAGCAAACAAAATCTTTTTATAATCTATACAAGCTTGAAGATATTCATTAGCCCGACGAATGAACGTTGTAGTAAACACCTGACTAAAACAAATTTTATTATCTTCTAAATTGTATTTTATTTTAGCTAGTCTCAAAGATTTCAAATAATCTACACCTTCTGCGTCAGCATTAAGGGGGATAGTTTTTAATTCAGTTCGTATGTCTTTAAAATATTGAGACTCATTACAAGAATCAAGAAAAACATCAGAACCAGCATTATCCAAACAAACGAAAACAATATTAAAAGCCTGAAACAAATAAGCTAAATATTTAACATGATTACTTAAGTTGCCCAAGCCAGCATACGAATGAACCAAAGTGCCCATGCCGGTATCATTATCTATTTCCATAACGGCCATGGCAAAATAATCCGCAGAAGGACTATCGCTCATATTAGGGTCGACGCCTAAAACATACCTCTTTCCACTTCGTCCAATTAGAAGAGTGCTTGGCTCTTCGTCTCCTTTTAAAGTACAAGCGTCCATCTTCACTCCGCTGAAGTAACTATCGCTACCATCTGTAAATTGAGCGCAGTATTCTCGCTGAAACGAAAAATGAGAAGAACCTCCATCTTGGGCCTCGTCGATAATCGTCTTATCTATCATCTCCTTGGGTAGAGCTTCGTACCCCAGTTGGGATACAAAATATTTAGCCTCTACAGACCTTTCCTTATCCTGTATTTTGTTTATCCAATCTTGGTAAGTTCTGTATAAATTTTCAAAAGTATAACTAGCAGAAGATAGAGCTATCATTTTAGAAGTATTTTCAAACTTGGTTCTGTCTTTCTCTTCGATTGCTCCCTGCTGTATCAATTCATCCTCCACTTCTTTTATCCGCATTCTTCTTGTCATGTCTTGGGGAGCGACCAAGAAAGGCATCAAAACATTTTTAATTATATCTTCCGGTAAAAGCATAAACTCATCAAGAACAAGCACGTTAGCACGAAAACCACGAATCTTTTCTCCGCTTAATGGGATTGCTGTAATTGTTCCGCCGTTTATCTTCCATTCATATTGATCGTTTCTTTTTATTTTGGCTCCAAAGGCTTGAGCCAGTAGGACGGCTTCTCTCGTTTCTACTATTTTTTCTATATTATTAAAAATGAATCTTGCCGTACGAAAAGTCGGGCCAGCTATAAGTATTTTTGTGTTAGGCTCGAAGATGCACTGGAGAAAACAATAAACCGCAGCTATAAAACTTTTGCCACAGCCACGACCCCAGATACACATACTGAAATTCCTATTGAATAGAGCCCTTAGGGTTATTTCTTGATAGGGTGCCAGCTTTATGCCACTCAAAAGGTATGTAGTAAAGTATAAATTATTTCTAAGGAATTCAGACAGAGTGATCTTCGCTTCTTTGTCTTCTAGGTATCCCTCTAGTTTAGATAACCTAGAATTTACATCTTCTACTTCTCTCTCGTATTTTTGAGGACAAGACCACATGTTAAAAAAGTTTCAAGTCGTAGGCTAACTGCAAATCCATATCCTTATATGCGGTGCCGGAGAAGAACAACTTCCTTGTTACTCTAGTAGCTTCAGTTCTTCCTTTCGCAAATAGAAATTGTACGTTCTCATGTTTTTGTATTATATCTCTGACATTCCTTAGTACGAACTCTGGAGTTACCTGAACCTTCTTTGTTATATATTTAAGATAGTTAAATTTCATCATGTTATCTAGTGAATTTTCTACGACAACAACTACATACGCACCCTGCTCTTCGGCCCTCTCCAATTCTCTAGAGAACCTATCGCAACCTCCTGTAAATGTACCTATAAAATCTTTTGTCTCTTTTCTCTCTACGTAACATTTGTTGTCTTCTCTGTCCAACCAATAATCAGCAAATTTTAGACCCTCTCTTCTGGTTTCGTAATTTATATTTAAGGGCTTTTGTTCCCTCGTGTCGACTACTATTTCGTAGCCTTCTTCTATTTTTTCTTTTACCTCTCTGCGGGGAAATTTTTTGAACCTAGGTTTTAGGTCAAGCTCTGAGCATAGTGCGTAGAAGTCGCCAAACAACTCTTGATAGTAATTAATGGGCGGCATCATGGTACAACGCATCTCAACCTGTGTCGGAGAATAGATTAGGTTTCTTCTCTCTTTTCTTTCTTTAATAATTTTAGCACAAAACTCCTTAGCCTCTTCTCGGGAAGTTTCCTTTAGCCATTTTTTCATATTTACTCTAGAATTAAAATGGTTGGAAAAATAATAATTTTTATTTTTAAATTTAATTAACTCGTCAGTAAGCAAATCTCTTCTGGGGTAAAATTTTTGATAATACTCCGCCATTCTCATCTTGAATTTGCGTAAGTATCTGTGGAGCTCTTTTTCTGTATCGAATTTGGCTCCGTCTATTTTACATATTAGCTCAGCCATTTAAAGCCTCCTCTTCTGATATGCCAAATATCCTAGCTTTAATATCGTCCATGGTTGAGAGTTTGACAATCTCATCTTTGATTACCTTCTTTCTCAATTCCGCTATCCTAATTAGTTCTTGTCTTCCTTCTTCGTCTTTCCAAGTTTCAACTAAATTAAGAATACTGGCGTTATCCTGTATCTGCTTGCTGAGTCTGGAGCTTCTTTTCTCCTTTAGGCTTTCGAGTAATTTATGTTGTCTGTTAACGCATGAATTGTATTCGTTTTGAGCCGTACTTATAGCTTCCACTAAGCTCATAGATATCCTTCGTCCTTCGTTATCCATGGCTGTTTCGTCTAATAAGTTTGTAAGCCTACCCACTCTTCTCTGAATATTCGATGCTATGACAACCTCTCCCGAAAGAACTATATATTGATCAACCTCCTCTTGGGTTAAGTCGGGTTTGTCGTTAGTATACCTAACGAAAGAAGACTCGAAAAGCTCCCTTTCTGTCTCGTTACTGTAATTACTTATTTGGTGAACGAATCTAAAAGTATGTAGGTACCCCATTAATTTCTCCATACTCTTTTTTTGTCTTGGGGTAATTTTTTCTTTGTCTATTCCGCTGTCTAAAATATATTTATTTATTTTGCTAAGCACCCTATCTGGGTGCTTGGGAGGTTTATATTCGAAGATCGGAGCCGACGCCGAAGGGTCTTCGAAACTATCTCCCTCTAAAGACTTACAATATTCGGTAACCATCCTAACCTCAACGCTCAGGCTGGTTAGGTTGTCGTTTTTAAATAGTATTCGAGACATTTCAACATATTTCATTGTCCCTTTATTATTCCTTATAAACTCTTTGTGCTCTTCCGAGAGTTCCGGTCTCTCGACTTTTTGATATTCGCTAGCTGGTACAGCAGTGAGGTCTATTTTGCTCAAAAAAGCTTTGACCGCTCTGCCTTCCTTGCTTCTCCCATCCTTGTTCCCAAAACCAGCCACATCTTGTATGAGATGCATTAATGATATATCCACCTTTTTTCCGGATAGGAACTTGTCCTTCACTTCCACCAGTGAGGTTTTTTGTTCTTCTGTTAAAACTAGGTCTTGCATTATTCTTTTATATGTAAAAAATCAGTCAAAGGAATTTTGTCTAAAGGTAGGTTCAGAAAAGTTTCTTTTTTCATGGACAGCTGCTTTTTCATATCCCAACTATCCGGATGACAAACATAATCTATAGTAAGGAGTTCTCTCTCTTTTCTTATGCACTTTTGCCCTTTATGAAAGCCAGTAGTTATCGCAAAAACAACATCCCCCTTCTTCGCTGTTAAATGTTTTATCTTCTCTGCGCCGTAAAAACTTTCTATTTCTTTGTCTGGCCATCTATATTTTCCTAAAAGACCCTTCGGCTTATCGTCGACGCTTCCCTCTACGTAAGTAAACGGACCATCTTCAATCGAATCAACATCTTTTAAATATATGAAAGCTTTGAAAAAATAAGGAGAGTTAGGGTCGACATGATACAAAGTTGTACTCTCATTTGCTAGATTATTAATAAAACTTTTTCTTAAATTCAAGCTGCCTATAG